AAAGCTATTGGAGAAAGAATAGAAGATATCTGCTCTTGAGCGTCCATAGCCCACAATACAGCAGTAGTGGTGTCAGAACTTCTAGGTAAAACTCTTTTTTGTTTTCTTTTTTGAGTATCTTTAGAAAACATCGGACGACCAGCATCTTGAACAGGATTTTTACTTTCTTCTTTTGGAGCGTTTTGGTTCTTTGAAGGCTCTTGTACTGGTTCGTCTTCCCTGTGTGGAATATTAAACTTTTCAAGATACTCTTCAGTATCTACTAAATCCTTTGTCATAGCGATTTTAGCAACATCGTTACCGTGTTGAGGATTATGATATGGGCCAGCCTTTTGAGGAGCATAAGCCTCAGTGTCTCTAGATCTACCCTCTCTCTTTACTCTAACCTTTTCGATATTTGGTATCTCTCTAAATCTTTCAAGAAGAGTTTCTTGAGAAATTATATCCCTGTCTGCAAGCTGAATAAGAAGATTTTTCTGAGCAGCTTCATCGGAAAGAATAATAGAATCAAAATGAATTTCTGCGGGATATCTAAAACCCATAGCCTTTTGTACTATTTCGATTTCTTTGCGCCAGAAATCAGACAAAACCTCCCTGCCGTACTCAAGCCTTTCTACCAAAGTTTTTAAAGAAACATAATTATTGGTATAACCACCACCACTTGCAGCGCCGGTGAGGGTAGGGGGAATACCAAGCCCAGCATAGATGCTTGTTAGCACAGGCTGATATTTTTCAGACCCTAAGAATCTATAAACTTGAGATTGACTTTCTGTAAACTTGAGTTCTGGACCCCAAACCATATCCATAGTGCCGCCACCAACATTACTAGCAAGAATGTCTCTAAGCTTGTTAATCACAGTTTTTGTAGGAATAATTTTATGATCTAAATCACCAACCGTCCAAAGCCTGACATTTGAGATGGCACCATCCAATGCAGCCATATCTGCAAGCTTCATTTTTTCAAGCATTATAATATCATCAAGAATAGAGCCAATCATAGGGTCGGCCCAAATCATCCAGTCGTCTTTTTTATAATAGTAAAAGTCAACCTTGTCTAAATCAAGAGGTATCGTTCTTTCACCACTTTTAAGTCTCTGATATAAATCTTGAGGTAAAGACTTTTTATTATTATTAGTCATCAAAGAATTGTAAGAAGTATTTGAAAGCCTCATTAGATATTCTGGCTTTCCTATGTGAACACTACCTTTTACATCTATAGATAAAGGATTTAAAAAATCATAACCCCAAGGAATTTCTTTAGACTTGAATTTTAATTCTTCAATCTTTACGTCAGCACCAACAGCATTTTTTAGACTTCTTTCTTGCTTTCTGTTGATTTTAGCTGTTTTTCTTCTTACAACAACATTGCTAGTTCTATAGAGATAATTTAAAAATCTTTCAGACCTATCCATACCGCCAATTTCTTGAAACCATTTCCTGTAAAACTTTTCTATAGTTTTATTTGGATGAACGAGAACAAGTCCCTGACTAGAAAAATCACTCATAAGATCAATAACATTTCTTATAATTCCAACCCTACTGTAAGCCTGCATACACTGGGCTATCATTCTCTTTTGTTTAGTCGCAGCAGCTTCGCCAGGACGGAAAGCATCATAATCACTTCTATTGAAACCAGTTCTAACAGAGCGATTAGGCTCAATATCTATATAGCTAGTTCTTCTACCGTAAGAATGGGCATGAGACTTCTGTATTCCATCATACGCTTCAACGTTGTCAGAAGTTGCTTTGTATACTTCTTCTTTTTGTGACTCGTTATCCCAAGTTAGATATAGGTCTTCTTTAGACATGAATTTTTCCAATAGTATTGGTAATAGAAATGGTAATACTATTATTACACAATTTAATAAATATTTTGAATTTTGTCAGCAAACCAAGAAGGACCATTATACATCTTGCCAGAATTATCAAATCTAGAAGAGTTCATAGAAGCAAAACCACCCACCTCTAACTCTTCTTGAGTTTTTTGCACTGTATAGTTCCTAGCAGACATATTAGCCATAATAAGAGCAGAATACCTGTCTTTTCTAAGTCTTGATTTCTTACCGGCTCCAAGTTTAACCTCTGGGGTATCCCACCTCTCTCTACCAGTAGAAGTCTGAGTCATGACGATCATAGATAACTCATCCTTGAGTTCTTCTATCTCCATAACACAATCTTCTAACGTGTCGTATTTTTTACCAGAAGCTTTGTCTACCTCTATAGATAGACCGATACTAGCAGTATCAAAAAATGGAAAAAGAACCATTTTATCTTCAAAATCTTTTCTTAGTCCATGATTTGCCTCGGCCAGCCAGTCCGCTTTAGCAAACTGGCAAAGTTTTAGTATATGAAGACCAGAATGAAAATCCGTATCTTTTTCTTTCTCTTCTATGACAGGCCAGATCTGAACTTCTCCTTCGCCTATCTTGTCTCTATCCTGTAAAGCCTCTACAACCGCTATGCCGCCGCCTTGAGCGTCAATGGCGATCTCAACACATGGAAAAGCTTTCATTAGCTGCCTTATTTTTTTAGCGCAGTATGAATAAAAATCATCCTCTGTTACGAGTTTAGATTTTAACTTTTCTTTATGTTGCTTTCTAGTCGTCGTCCAACAATGGACTATTCTTCTATGATCACCATTTAGCTCAATAACCACTATACTAAAATTATCAACTTCAGAAGCAGGATCGACACCAAAAACATATTTTTTATTTGGATCGCCCTTTAACATAGATTCAAAGCACACTTCTCCAGAAGAAATAGTAACAGGCTCCATTTGAGATGTCGTGCAAGATTCTATGAGACTTCTTTTGAAGAAGCCCTGGCTGTCGGTTGTAAATACTGCTCCATATTCCATGTTGTATATACCAGAATGAATTGTAGCTTTAGCTCTTGCTATTTGTCCACTATCCATAAATCCATCTGGTAATTTTTCGACAGGAATCCTAATTACAGAGTATTCGGTCCAATCGAAATCAGCAGGAACAGGCCCACCAAAAACATCCGACAAGAGCCTTTCATTTCCACCACTAGATATTATAGCGTGATACCTTTTCCAATACTCAGAAAAATGATTAAAATCATAATAAGCTGTTCCACTTAAAATGATTTGGTTTGACTTCTGTCCTCCCGTTTTATTAGCATTATCAGAAATAGGTATGCCTAATTCTTTAGCTTTCTTTTCTCTGGCTTTTTGTTTAACTTTTTCTATTGGCGAGGCAGCAACAGCAGCAAAACCAGCAACAACATTTTCAAAAATGTCTCTAGGAATAGAAGCAAACTCATCAGCAATAATATCGTTAGCTCGCTGACCTCTAATTTTTGACCCATCACCCAAAGGTAGGCAAGTTATCGTACTTTGGTTTAAATGCATAACACATCTGTCAACATCCCTCCTTGGACCACTATTACCACCGCATAAATCTCTGAGTATCGGAGCGTTTTTCCATATGGTATCCATATACTCAAATAAAACTTTAGACTGTCTAAAAGCGGCACCTACAACAATTATTTTTCTTCTAGGCATAAACAAACCCCGAAGAAGCGGATAAACAGAAAGAATGAAAGACTTACCCATACCACGACTGCCAATCAGCATGGGAAATTTTCTATTCCACATTTCATACAAAAGCAAAGACTGAAATGGAGACAATTCTATGTTTAAAACATATTTACAAGCAAATGAAAAATATTCTGGACGCATCATCAGCCAAGCTATTCTTTCTACCAGCTTTTCATTGTCTGAGTCCTGCATTAAAAAATCCATAGGATTAAATAACGTAGATTCGTCAACATCTATACCAAGCCAAGCGTCTTCTAGCTGGGGATTATAGTCTTTCATCTGTGTATCCCATCAATAAACCCATAGTATATAGCCTCTTCTGCATTCATATACCAGTCTCCACTGTGAAACTTCCTTTTAATGTATGATTTAGTTTTTGATAGGTTGTATTCTTTCTCTTTAAAAAACTTACTGGTTTTATAACATTTATCTGCGTAAATACTTAACATAGTTTCCGCATTCATTTTATCAACCAATGCATAGTTTTGCGAGCTTAAATAATCACCAGTTAAATCGCTTGATCCAAAGTGACACATGAAAATAGAACTAGGAGTAATCATTCTTTTTGTAGCAGACTGTATAATAACACTACCCATAGAGCAAAGCTGTCCATAGCCTATGAAAGTTGTTTTACATTTACAGTTTTTAATAGCGTCATATATCCCCATACCGGAATACCAACATCCTCCCGATGTCTGCATATGTATAGTTATAGGTTCTTTATTTTGATTTTTTAGTAAGTTTATGTTTTTAATAAAAGTCTGAAGCATTCTATGGTCTATACCGGCGGATTCTCCAGAATCATCATACTCATTTATGTAAATTTCCCTATTTTTAACATCTATTCCATAGTTATGAATTTCACCAACTATATCTCTATTTGTTGACATCTTCTTCCCTATTGAAAAGCTCGTTTAATCTTTTGAATATACTATTGCAGGTAACAAAAGCATTTTGCTTATTGTCACAGAATAATATTTTTGTATTGTACCAAATTTGAAACTCAATAATACTTTTTAGCAAATACTTCCCGGTGACTTTAACTTTTGTTTTCATTCTAGCCGGAACTTTAGACCCTTCGGGGTAACGGATAAGATCCGACATAGAAAACTCACATATAATAAATGAAAACGGAAAATCCTTCATACGCTCCATTTCTGCTTGAAAAGGAGCCTTCTTCCTTCCTAGATTCATCGCTATCTCAGAGCTACAGCCCTTTCTTTCTATGCATACCAAATCTTCGTAACCTTTCATGGTATAGTCGCCGGTATGAAGACCTGTGACCTCCATACCAGAACATTTGTCATACTCAGAAAAAAACCACCCATCTTGCTCTCTGGTGTCTTTTATTACAGTATAATTTGGTATTTTAATTTTAGACATATCGAGCAATTATTTTTTTACGTAGCAAATTTTTCCATCTTTGTAAGATAGAGACTCTTGCAGTTTTTCTTTTCTTAATATACCGTAAACAGCACTATAAACATCGCCATGAGCATTTTCACAAAAGGTTTCTCCTTCTTCTAAATTGCGAATGTCGTCTGCGATTCGCTCTGGGGCGGATTCTGGACCCGCTAATGTTTCTTCTAGTTCTGATGGCTCAGGAGCGCCCTCTGTTTCGGACTGGACATCTTTTTGCCAAGATGTAAATCTTTCTTTAGCATTCATTTATTTCTCCTTACTTTTTCTGTAAAATATGAAATATAGTGTGATTCTTTACCTGTTATGTCATTGTGACAATTTTTACAAAGGCAAATGCCATTGTCTTCATC